GTGGCCTGCACAGCAGCCTTTGTGGTTGACTGCATTGCATCAGGGTCTAGGCCCATTGAGGCTCTGGAAACGCCTGTCTTGCTCTCTACGAGGCCATCTAGGTATGTCAGCGCGCCAAGCGTCTGGCCTGCGGTGAAGGGGACAGATAATTCCTGCACAGAACCCGGAGCGCGCATACGCACGATTGCGCCAATCTCGTTATTCAGCACGTCATCAATGTTAACTGCGCCCTCAACAATGCCGAGGCGTGGGTTGTTTGTCATCGCCACGTTGTCAAGGATAGAGCGCAGGACCGATGTGGCTGCGTCTTGGTCGTCCATAACAATCTCGGCCAGTGAGCGGCCATAGAATGTGTGTGGCTCTGGGTCTATTTCAAACTTGGCAAACGGCAGCTCATCGCATGGCTCAAAGTCAAGCATTTCATATGCCGTGCCACCGCATGTGATTTTGTGCAGGACAGGTACGCCAGTGCCATCAACGTCAATGCGCATATAGGCTTCAGTCACGGCAACATTGCGCATGGATGGGTCTTGCACGTCCTCGTCTGACGTATCCATGTCGTAACCGCGCCGCTCATATATCTCGGCTTCAGTCATGTCTGAGCCGCTTTCAAAGCTGTCCAGATTAAGCACCACGTCTGGGTCGTAACCCATTGCGATTAGATCGCCAGCGCGCATGTCTGTGCGGTGTGCCACAACGTAGGCATCTGCAAGGCTGCGGGCGTCACGGTTGATGAAAAACTCTTCCGGCGGCACGCTCTCAATGCACAGCTCGCCACGTTCTTTCTGGCGGCTGAGTTTAACGCTGTGGATCGGCAGCTCAATCTCCATCCCCATTGGATCAATCTCAATGGTCATTTCAACTGTATGCTCAATCACAGTCACGTTGTCGTCATCCAGCAGATATGTATATTCGTCGTCAGACAAGTCGGTGAACGTGAAGATCTCTGCCTCTGGATATGTCATCCAGTATGCTTTCACGATGCCTTGCTTTTTAACCAGCGCATCTTGGAAAGCGTCATTCATCACGCGGTAGCCGTTTAGCCGGGTAAACTCGTGGTGCATAAACTCAGTGGCTTGCTCGGCCATCGCCACGTCTTCTGGACCGTTTGGCACAAATTCAACGGGCTTGGCTGTGCTGAGGAATATGCGCATCAGGCTTGGCTTCACAGAGCGTACGGTATCGCGTACCTTTGTGGCTACAACCTTGCTGCGGCCATCCTCGTAACCAAGGTCAACCTCGCCGTCGTAGTAGCGCTGGGCCTTGATCCGATCATCGCTGATCTCGCCTTCAACAAAGTCCACCGCATCCGATATTGCGTCTTGGACAATGCTTTCGATTTCGCTGCGTGATTTTGGTTTAAGTTCCATGTGCCGTTGTCCTTTATTCGTTTGTAACCGCTGGCGTAGTGGCCATCAAGCCAACTTGCGCGAGCATGTCTATCAAGCGTTGCAGCTTTGTTTTATCTTGCAGGCGCGAAGCCTCGCCCAACAGCTGACGGACCACTGCATCACGCTCGGCACCTTGCAGCGTGAGTATCTCACCAACTTCGCGGCGGATGTCGCCCGTGCCATACATGATCTCGTCCATGACCTTGTTGACAGGTGCAGCTATGGCAGACTTAACTCGCTGACCAACGCTCGGTGCATTGAAACTTTCTGGGTCGCGAAGGTCTCGCAATGCAGATTGGGCCTCTGTGCGGAAGCCTGTTTGCGAGCCAGCCAGAACGTCAGATGAGGTTTTGGCAAACTCTTTTTCAGCAAGCAAACGCTGAGTGATGGCCGCCGCACTTTCATCGCCAACAAGCATCCTGAGCTTCTCAGCGTTCCAGCTTTTGCCAAACTCACCCCAAGCGGCGGCTGCATCGTTGCGAGACGTTCCCATAAGGGAGCCAATGTAGTCCCGTGCGCCCTTCTGGAAGGCAGCTCGCTCCATGTCAGACATGCCTGCAAGTTTTGCTTCCAATTCACGCGGAGACAATGCAGATGTTTTGCCGCCAGTAAATACCTTTTCTCCATCTTCAACAGCGCGCTGGATGGCGGAAGCCTCAGAGTAACCAGATCGAGCCGCAGCGTAGCTTGGCAACTCATCCAGCTTGTCGTCAATTTTGTGCAAGAACGGCTTGAGGTTTACAGCAACGCTCCCACCCTCTCTGAATATAACGTCGCTCAACGCTGATCTGACGTTGTGCAGCTTCTCGGCGCTGACATCGCCTTTTGTGCCTAAGTCTTTCAATACGGCGTTCATTTGAGAGCGAACCGAGCGCGAAGCATCCTTGCCGTACAGAACCAGTGCGCTGCGCAATGTGTTCACGTCAAACATCTTATCGCTTTGGGTTGCTGCCTCATACATCGGGCCAAGTACGCCAGATTTGCGCTCCTGCTGGGCCAGTGTTTCCTCAAACCCTACGTTTGGCCGATCAATGCGCTGCGTCATCACATCTTCAACGCGCTGACCTGCGCCCGCACCGCGAGCGCCTATCTCGCGTGTCAAAACCTCTTGACCTGCGCCGGGTATTGTTGCCAACCCTTGAGCCAAGGTGCGGGGGCGACCCGGCACGTCGGCCAGCATAGCTTCTGGCCCAAGGCTTCTGAGATATGACTGAATGTCTTGACCCGTCGCTTGAGGGCCAGACATCTGCCCAGCGACCCTGCGTGATGCTGCGCCACTGTAGCCGCCGACACCGCGTCTGGTTAAGTCTTGCGCGCCGCGTGTAACTGCGCCAGCCACTCGACCAGCTACAGGTGAAACTGCGCCAATCGTAGCTCCCACAGCAGTGGTCAGTGGGTCAACTTCTGAAACCCTCTCAACAAAGCCGCCCTCACCTCTACCGAATTGTGGGAGAGCTGTGGCCGTAGCGCCAACGCCGCCAGACGTAGCCATTTGGCCTAACACGGGCAACTTTGAACCAGCCTTGAACGCCACGCCACCGGGGGCAACCATGCTTGTAACTGCGCCAGAGGTTTGGCCACTAGCGTACTGCTCGGGGGCTAGAAGCTGCAATGCTTCGTCAATCTGACGCTGAAGATCGCGATACTTTGCGTAAGCCGCCTTTGCGCCCTCCATGTCGCCTGACTTCAAAAGCTCATTGGCAAAGTTGTAAGCGCCGCGAGCCTCGTCGTTTAAATTCATCATCGCGCCAGCTGTAAAGCCGCCGTATGTGGCACGAGTTTCAAGCTCGGCTTGCTTGGCGGGCTTCCGCTTCTCACGGGCGCGGTCCAATGCAGCCTGCTCACTTGCTGTGATTGTGCCGTCAGCCTCTAATTTCTCCAAAACCTTGATGGCTTGAAGAATTTGAGAGGACTCCGCCGATGTCATCGTTTCCGCCATGATCGGCTCCTTACTTAATTGCTTCTAGAAGTTTTCTAGCCGCTTCGCGTTCTGCGTCGCCAGTGGGCGCTGGGCCTACTGGCGCCCTAAACGCTGCAAACGGGTCTGCGCGGTTATTCAATAGCTCAAATGCTTCAGGCTGCGTGATTTCTCTTTTACGCAAGCGCTGCACAATTCTAGCACCTTCTGCATCATACTCAGCAAGCCCGCGCATAGTGTTGATGATGATTTGGTTGCCGCCGGGAGAGTTAATTATGCGAGGCAATGATTGCTTGAAAAGCTCCAAGTCGGCGTCGGACATCGGACCAGATCCCGGAGGACGTTGCGCTGGGACAAGGGCGTTTATAAGTGCCGCTGCCGCTTGAATGTCATCAAGCCCTTCAGTTTGGATGCCAAAGTTACCTGCAAACTGTTTTATGTTTGCGCCCATGCCGCTGTCAATGTTACTCAGCAGAGCCTCAAGTCGATTGATCTGTGCGAGGCTTCTGGTCGCCGTTGAGCCAACTTTTGCAACATCAGCCAGCGCTTTTGCGTCAAGTTCTGCAAACTTTTCCTCAAACTTTTTCTCGCCCGAGCCAATAACATTTTGGACGCTTACACCACCGCCGCCGATCTTGTTGGCCGTCCCGTCTGGTTTTAAGTTATAAAGACCGTCATCTATCTTAGCGCCGGGAAACATTTGACGCAAAACTGAAGCGTCAACAACTTTGCCCTTTTCTTTTGGCGTGGCAAGCAACTGGCTGGCTGCATCAGTACCAGAAATCATGCCGCGCTCAACCATGTCAGCCAAGTCATCGCGGCCTCTGGCGCGCAGCATCTCAATGGTTTTATTTCTGTTTCCTGCCGCAACCCGCTGCGCACCGCGCTTCTCAATTGCAGCCCCACCGCGCAAATCTGACATGATTAGCGGATCAAGTGCCGCCGCAAACTTCTGATAACCTGTCAGCCCAGTATTAGGGTCAACGGCTGTTGCTGCGTCTTTCAGTGTTGACAGAAGTCCACGCATGCCGCCCTGCGGCTGCTGCTGTTGCGCTGGTTGACGCATGCTGGGTGCGTTGTAAGTCTGCTCGCCGCCCATCATGTATGGAGGCTGTTTTCGATTGGCCATGTCTTGACCCCCTTGATTGCTTGTAAGTAAACCGCCCTTGGCAGTGGTTGCTGGCAGTGATGTAATGTCAGCCACGTCAACGCCTGCAAAGTTCGCCAAGTCATTCATCCGGCTGCCACGCCACTGCGCAATGCCATATGTGCCTTGACCGCCAGCAAGTGTGTTGCGGGCGTCTGGGTTCATATCCTCATAGCTCTCAGCCATCAGGCGGCCAGTGATGCCAGCGGCCTGCTGCGGAGTGAGACCCTTTTCAGTCAGGTATCCGTAAGCAAACTTTGCGTTTGGAGAAATGACGCCGGGGTTTGATGTGCCTCCAGCCATTGCTGCGTAAACGCTGTTGGCATAGTTGCGAGCCTTCTCGTCACCTGCGCCACCTGAGCGCTCATAGTATTTATCCCACAAGGTTGCGTAGTCTTCCGGCGTTGAAGCGCCAGCATCAAGGAACTTGTCAAAGCCAGATTTTTCCTTTCCCTGCACTTCATTCCAGAGAAAGTCCATTTGCTTTGATAGTGGGATAAAACCTTGTGGCATTACATCAGGCCCGCGCCGAACTGTAAGTAACTAAGCAAGCCGGGCTGTGTTGAACTTGTTGTAGTGCTTTGGCTCGGCGTAACCCCAAGCGCAGCCAGAGGTGCCTGCAATGCCTGCGTTGGTGCGCCTGTGTAGCCAGCGTATTGGCCTTTGGCGGCATCAATGAGCGCCTGCTGAATACCCTGCTGCAAGAGACCTTGCTGCGCTTGCTGCTGCTGGATTGTTTGACCTGTCTGAAACGCTTGCTGGCCAAGTCCGCCGAGCTGTGACGCGGCACCGAGGCGAGCCTGACGGTCGGCCATTGCGGCTTGCAAGGCTTGGCTGTAGTTTGCTTGACGCTGCTGCGCTGCAATGTCGCCAGCCATGCGGCCATACTCGCCAGCCATAACGCCCTCAGCAACACCCTGACGTGATCCGCCAAATGCTCTGGCAGCAGTGGCCTGCGCGCCAAGTGTGTTGGTAGCCATTTGACGTTGGCGCTCAATGTCTTGCTGGGTGCGGTCAATTACTGCGCTGGTGTATGGGTTAGCATATGCGCCGATATTCAGCGGGCCTTGCATAGCTTGTTGAGTTGCACCCAGCGCACCCTGCAACGCGCCTGCGGATGCTTGGTTTACGTTGAAGCCGCCTTGCTGCTGCGGAACCATCGGAGCAAACTGCGCCTGAGCTTGAGGTTGCGGTATTGCTTGAGGTTGCATTGTTTGTGCTGGTGCTGCGCCTGCCATTTTATAATTCCTTCTGTGCGTTGCGCTTCAGGAAAGTAGCGCCGACTGCGTATGAGAAAGGTTCGCCCATCGCCATGATGAGCTTGCCAAACTTATTGCCGCTGTATTTCTGCGGCTTCATTGTGTGAGCCATTTCTTCAGCCCAAGCCCGAACCACTGGCCACAGGATTGCGCGCGTTGCTTTCGCGGCCAACGTGTCAGTTTTGATAAACCGGGCAATCGGTGCCGCCCACAAGCGATAGCCGCTGACCATAACTGGGTCTTGGCGGAAACGCTTAATGCCGTAGCGTGTGTCAAGCGACCAGATGTCAGCGGGGAGGTAGCCCATGCTTGCGTATGCTGTGCAGAGGACTGTGCCGCCGCCGCCACCTGTGTCTGCGCCGCCGGAAGCGTCGTCTCTGGAGATTGGGCGAGGTGAACTTACAGGAGCAGATGCGGTGGCAGTTTGGGTGGCTGCTTTTAATGCTGCGGCCTTCATCATATCCTCATGCGCAGTATTGCCGCTGTCATTATTGTTATTTTGAACTGGAGCTAGGGCTGGAGCCGGGGCTGGAGCCGGAGCCGGAGCAGCAACATAAGAACCTGTTGAGGGCTGATAAGTCATGCCCGGAGGTGCGCTGGCCTGCATTTCCGCAACAGTCGGAGTTTCAATCGGGTTGTTCGCGCCACCCACGTTGTATGAGGGGCCGAGTAGAATGTTACCAGCAAGCGTATTGCTGGCAAGTCCAGTGCCGAACTCGGTCAAATCATTCATTATTTGAGTGCCAGTGCCAGCAGTTGATGTGTCTGTTATGCCTGCTGCTGGATCAGTTATGTAGGATGACGCTTGCTCACCGCCAGTAGGCTGACCGGGTACTATGGTTCCACGCCCTCCGGCTACTGAAGGGCCAAGGTCGTAGCCAAGGTTAGTTGTTGTCCCATCGCTATTATACATTATAGCCGGGCCGCCCCCTGTCATTGGGCTTGAATCGGGATACTGACGTATGTCTGGGAAAGTAGAGGGTGTATTGTCAACATAACCGGGTGGTGTTTGAGTTGTGGGAGGTACTATAGTGTAAGGAACCTCGTTTCCTTGAAAGTCTGTAGAAGTGTAATCTCCAGCTTGCGCAATAGCCAAGTCATTGGCTTGTTGCGCGGCAACTTGATCTGCCATTGTGCCATAACTGGTATAATCAATCGGAGCAAAGTTGCCAGCGGCAGCGCCGCCTGCGTATGGGTCAATAAAGAAGCTGTCGATGTAAGCCTTCTGGCCGGGACGACGCTGGCCCAGCGTCTGCAATGATTGCTCATAGATTGGCGCGGCGGAGTAACCTTGCACGCCGCCAGCGTATGTTGTTGGCGCAGGCATACCGCCCATAATGTCTTGCTGGGACATGCTGCCGCCCGGCAGGCCAAAAGCACCCGCTGTCTGAGCAGTGCCTTGAAACGCAGCCTGCTGCATTGGCGTGAACGCAGCAACGTCTGGACCGTAATACGGCGTATAGCCGATCTGCGAAATGCGCTCAGCTTTGTTTAGGTTGCGCTGTGCAGCGGCCTCAATGTATTCTGGGATTGTAACCGATGAGGTTGTTGATCCACCTTTTCCGCCAGACATTATTCGAACTCCTTAACATAGGACGTGTGCAGTGGCTTCCAGCCGTGCTTCGCCAATGGTTTTTTCCAGCCAAAACGTCCCGTCATAGTCAATGCTGTGCATCCTTGCGCTTTGGCCCACTCTATCACATCGTTGTGCATATCCAAAATCTGATCCAATTCACCGCCGCCAAGGAACACGTTTAACAACTTCTTTCGCGGATATACCACGATTTCAGTTACTATGCACCCCTTTGGCGTTGGCCACAACTGCATCGTACCTTTGTAGATACCTTCGGCCACGTCAATGAAGTCGTGCGTGCCGCCAGAATAACCCAGCGCCGCTTCGATCCAAGGCCGACATCTTTCAAGCTCTTTATCCATGTAGCCTCGTAATAGCTATAGTTGAGGCAGGCGCATCAGGCGCAAACGCAGTCGCCGCTGTGGGCTTTAAAGTACCTGTAACTGTATCAACAGCCCACATAACTTCCAAGTAATCTCCAGCAGACAAATCAAATATTGCAGAGCGCGATACAACTAACACAGCGTTGTTTTGGTGTAGTGCGTTTTTCATTGACGCGCCCGCAACGTCTACGCCATTGATACGGGGCCAAAACCAAAAGTTGACAGTGCTTGAGCTGCTTGACGCAATCTGCGCTGAAAACGAAACCATGTATTGCCCAGCCTCCTCGAATACAATGCGAGAAGCTGGAGTGCCGTTGGTAATGCCATCAACAACACCCGGAGTGTAAGTCAAGGCGTAAGCTGTGTTTATAGCCACAGCGGTTTGGGTGGTTGTAATCGAACCCGAATACTGGCCATCTTCAAGCACAATCTGACGCCACTCGCCGTTTTTGCTCACGACTGGATATTGGTTGATCCGATCCCACATAAGCGTGCCATCGTCAGCCGCGCTTTCGTTACCAGTCTGCTGGACCAGCGGTGAGCGCGTTTGAGACAAGTAAGACATAAGGCGTCGACCCCAAGTCTGCCAGTCCTTATCTCGCGGCTCTGGTGGACGGTTTTGCTGCGTCATCGACGGCCCCCGGCGACGGCATCAACACGGTTAATGCCAACACGCCAATCAGCCAAACGCTCACCCTCAACGCGCATACGAACTTGACGCCCGGTAAACCTGACCGACGTTGGGTTGCTCATAGAGTAAGGCCCGTATGAACGCTCAGTGCCATTGGGGTAAAAACGCGTCTTAAAGGTGGCACTTACGTCACCTTGCGACTTTTCATCCGGCAACATTTCGGTCACGCTCATAACTTGATCGCCTGCGCCAATGCGGAACGGGCCAGTTTCAGCGAATGGAGTGAGCGAGCCATAGTCAAAGCCAATCTCATGCTCGTAAATCTTGTAATCTGTTGGATTAGCCATCATTGGCTGGCGGAACGCACCACGGTCAATGCCAGCCGTGCGGGCTAAGTTGCCGATGGTCCATGTGTTTTCTGTGTAGTTAAACGAAACGTAACGGTCATTTTCCGTTGACGCCGCGCTGGGGTAAAACCAAGTGATCTCGCTAAACATTGAGTTTGACATGCCAAACGACTTGCTGACCTGACCTTTGTTGATGTCGTTAAACACATAGTCAGCCACGTCACACGGCAGCTCTTGCACAGCGCCGCCCGTGTAGACGTAAAACGAATTGACGCCCATCCAGAACGCGCCACGGTCAACGACAACCGCAGCTTGCTTTGCAGCCAAGCCACAGCTCGTACCAACGCGCTCAATGCCGTAAACGTATGGCGGGCCAATGTAGTTGGCAACGTGGGCATCGCGGGTTGTCAAAAGCAAGGTTTGCCCGGCAACAGTCATGCCCTTCATCAATGCGCCAGACGTGT